AGCAGGGAGGCAGTATTCTTGCCACCGCCACCACCGCCACCAACCATTAAATAGTCCACACTACAACCATTATTGACTACCATTGTTGTTGATGCGGCGGTAAATATCAAATAATGATAGCCGCTAATATCCACGCGAGATACGCCCTCGGCGGTAATGTAGTTTGATGTATCTGCGGCCCCGCTTCCCGTCTGCTGCTGCGTCCCCAGCCCCAGGCCTATTCCCATTCTCATGTCTGGTCCTAATTCATTATGGTGCAGGTCGCCTTGCCGCCTATCACTGCGATTTTGTAATTCGGTGGAATGCTGAAATACTCGCTCGTCCCTGCTCCCATTGCCATGCTGGTTGCCAGGGCTGTGGGGCTGGTACCGATGACGACGCGCACCGCGCTCACCGCTGCGATGCGTACAATGCTATAATCGCTTGCTGAGAATACGTTGCTGCTGGCGCTGCCGTCGGTGCCGTCCAGTTCTGCGTTGGTGCTTGGCTGCAGCACCGGGACAGTATAGCCCATGGAATCTTTCGGGAGTGTATACATTATTTGGTGTCTCCTTGTATGATTTGGTCTATCTTCTTGACAATGCCTTCGATGTCCTTGGTATAGCTCGGAGCCGTCGCGTAGCGCCCGCCTCTCGGACGCGTGAAATCGTGCCGGATCATCATCTCCGGCGTCACGGTGTCGCCTTCCAGGCGCCAGCAGTATTCGCGCGCCAGCACCCGTAAATAAGCGTTCATCCCGTCGCCCCAGCTTTGAAAATACCAGTTGCCCCCGCTATCCACATTGCCCACGTTCCAGAGGTTTTTCGTCTTTCTGGACCGGCTGGCAGCCGGATTGCAGCCGAAGTGGCCTTCCAGGATGCCCTGCGCCAGAGCCAGCCGCGGATCCACCTTGTAGATCCCGCATTTCTCCAGCAGTAGCTGCGCCAGACTCGGCAGATCCCACGCGATCACCGCCTTCTTGCCAAAGGGCTTGATGCATAGTTTCTCGATTACGCTTATGATCTGTTCTATTGTCATCCTCTATCCTTACGTCAGGGCTGTGAAGTCTTTGACATATTCGTGGTCCGCTTCCACTGCCAGAGTCTGTCCGGTCGGGAAGGTCCGACCGCTCTTGGTGACCGTAAATGTCCAGGTCCCGGCTGTCGCGATAAACAGATATTCTCCCGTATTGTTGTCGCTCGTGTCGGTCAAGATCGTGGCGCCTTTCTGGATCTGCACGGTCGCGCCGGTTATCGGCGTTGTGCCACCTACGGCGTATATGATACCCCGGATCAGCGCCGTGCCGCCAGTCTGATCCACGCATACCAGATGGGACTCAGAGTAATCTTCGGAAATCGCTTTTTCACCTTTCCCCTTGATTTTGATCACGATGCTCTGCCCGCTTTCCAGGATCTTGGTCACACTCAGGCGCACATTGAAGGCAGCCACAAAGAAATTCTGATTATTCGGATCCAGCAGCAGAACATCGCATGCCGTTCCATGATAGGTATTGCGCAGATATGTCCATTCGCTGCCGCTGACCTTCAGCGTTCCGGTCTCAAACTCCGCCTTTTCGGCATCGTAAATCTGCGTGCCGTCGCCCAGCGCTTTACTCACTCCGTCAATCGTCAGCTTCAATTGGTCGTCCAGGAGTTCCAACCGGTCCCAGCCATTTAGAAAATTCATGTTGGGATCGAATGCCATTCCCGGAAAGAACGGCTCGCCCATCGGCCGGATATATACGTCAAAATACATCTTCATGCTACATTCTCTCAATCAGTAGGTTTCATTGCCTGGATAATGGGCAGGACGCGGCGCTTACGGCCGCGCCCTGCGTTCTTGAGCGTATCTGGTTATTAGGATACCGTGATTATTTGGAAGGGCACGGCCGTGCCGGTCAGGCCGGCGCCATACTTGCGCTCGCCTTTGATGATGACTGCCGGTTCGCCGCCGCCCGTTACTTCCAGCGTCGGATACAGCCGCACGCCAAACGCCGCGTAACTGGGGCTCGGCTGGTCAGGATCCACCAGCAGCAGGTCCACTTTCGTATTCAGCAACGCGGAGCGGATAGTGCCGTAATCGCCTGCGGTCAGGCCCACGATCTTCACTTCGATCGGCACTTTCTCGCCGGTCGCCAGTGTCGTTCCGTCGCCCAGGCCTTCGTCTCCGTCCACGTCCGGGCTCATCTTCGCCGCTTCAGCCGTCAGGCCTGGCAGCAGCGTCCAGCCGGAAAATGTCCAGGCCGGATAGCTGCCGGCCTTCGTCAACGTGGCCACGATTGCGCCCTGCGCCCGGTAAAAGACGCGGTAAAAGTACTTCTTCGCCATTATTTGGCTCCTTTTCTGTTCAGTGAACTGCGCTCAAAGGCCACCTGCACCGCCGCCTCCAGCGTGCCGTATTTACGCTCCAGCACCGCCTTTTGCGCGTTGCTCAGCGTCTGCTCGGCCTTCAGCGTCGCCAGCTGCTTCTTCTGCTCGCCGTTCATCTCTGTGTTCGTGATGTCAATGTTGACCAGGATGTTGATCAGCGCGTTGATCGCGTCCGTCGCCGCCTGTTCCGTGATGTCCACGCCCAGTTTGCGGCCCCAGCGGATGATCAGCGGCACGCCGAACATCGTCAGCACCAGCCCCAATAACTGGGTTACCGGCACCTTGATCAGATCCCAGGCGGTGTCGCCGGAAGCGGCAAACAGCGCCATCGGCAGCAGCAGTACCAGGATCAGGGTTGTTACAAGGTTTTTGTGCTTGCTCATGCCGGGACCTACAACAGGAAGAAGATCAGGTGCACTATTGTCGCGGTATCGACTGCAGAGCGCCGGATATAGAAGCTGGTCATGTTAGCTACGTCCAGGATCACGGGCACGCTGACGGGTATAGTGGCGAAGTAGTTGTTGCTGTTGCTGTCATCCAGACGGATATCCACTCCGCCCGTTTTCCCCACGATCAACACCTTGTACGCGCCGGCGGGTAACGTCACCGCGTCCCACGAAGAGTCCGCGGCGGGGCTGTAGTTAATCGTGTAGAAACTCTTGCCGGAGGGCAAGGGATAACCGTTCAGGTCCAGCGGCAACGTCTGCGCTGCCAGACCGACAACTGCCAGCAGCAATGCCACTGCCAGGATCAAAGTGCGGATGGCTTCGGAGCGGATGGCTCTGGAATCTCTCATCTCACCCTCCCTACACGTCTTTGCGGTAGCCCACGATCATGGTGTCGGCTTGCACAGCGGCGCCATAAACGCTGTACACGTTCACGATGTCGCCGGGGATCTTCGCGTCGGGGCTGCTTTTGGTCTCGAATTCCTTCTGCCGGCCAAAACCCGTGCCGTAGCTCGAGTAAAACAGCGCCACTGGCAAGGTACCGGCGGTGCGGCTCCAGGCGTTGGTCACCTTCGGCATGCTGTTGGCCAGGATCACGTCGAAGCCCAGCATCCTGCCGATCAAGCCGTCGCGCATGGCAGTGGTGTCGTAGATCTTGTCCCGGGAGGTGAAATCGGCGATGTCATAGAGATTGGCTTCGAATTCCGGGCTCACCGCGCAGTAGCGTCCGCGCTGCGGTGCTCCTGCGGCGTTCAGGATCGAGCGCGCGGCCAGGACGTCGGCCCTGGTCAGTTTGTGGCCGCTGGTGTCCGCGATCGTCTTTTTGTTGCCGGAGGCCATGCCGTCGATCATCACCTGCAGCAGGTACAGGTCGTAGTCGTCCAGCAGCGCCATCGTGGCGTCTGTGGTCAGGCTGGACATCATGTCCACGCTGGCTTGGGCCGCGTCGATGTCACTGAGTTGGAACACCACGCCGCGTTTCTTGGAAAATGAGATCTGGATCGCCGTCTGTGCCGGATTGTCCGGTGTCGTCACCGGCAGATCCTGCACTGTCACCGCGCCCAGTTTGGGGCCGTTGTAGGCTGTCGCCTTGCGGCCGATCGTAAAGGGTGTGTAGTCCGTGACGGAGTTCACCACGCGCTGCGTGTCTTTCAACTCCGCCAGGAGCTGGTTCAGGGTCCGGTCGGACCAAAGTTCGGGCATGAATCCCATCGTTTACTCCTTGTAAAAAGCCGCGCGCATCGCGTTGAATGCCTCCGGCGCTTCTTGTTTCAGCTTGATGAGGCGCTGCGGATCGTTCAGCAAATCCTCGTACTTCTCTTCTCCGGCTTTCTTGCCGGGGATGTCCTGGTTCTTGCTCAGGTCGGTCGCCACGTTGGCCGCCAAAAACTTCTCCAACGCGTCTTTCCCGTTACGCGCGACAATTAGAGCCGCTTCCTTCTGCGCCGGAAGGAGCCGCTTCGCGCTGATCGCGTCCTCCACCAGCTTAGCCGTCTCAGCCGCTGCGATTCGCGCTTCGCTCTCGGCCAGCGCGTTCTTCAGGGCCTCGATGTCCTGGCTCAGCTTGGCATTATCCGCCTCCAGCGCCGTGATTTTTTCTTGATCGGACATTGAGTTCTCCTCATTTCTTGGTGTTTTATCTGCTTTTGGTTCGTTGCTTTTTTCTGTCTGTTCCGCGGATTGGGCACGCCGCGCCGCCACCGGCACCAGATCGCTCCGGAAATACGGAGTGTTTGTCAGCGCCGCGCTGTGCAGCGTCACTCCGATCGCCTCGCCCGTGTGCGGATCATGGTCGTCAAACACCAGCACCGGGCTCAGATAGCGGTATTCCTTCGCTTCCAGGCGCCGCTGGCCTTCAGCCGTCCATTCCACCTGAGTGCCCCAAACGCCATTTTCGCGCACTTCCAGGTCGCCGATCCAGCCCGCGGCTGGGGCCGGCACCCCGTTCTGCTCCGTGTTCAGCGTCTGGTGCTCGTAGTCTATCACCAGCCGGATCCCAAAGCGCTTGAAATTCTCCACGATCTCCGCGCACTCGGCCGCGCCGATCGCAAAGTCACGGTCCTTCCACTCGCCCATCGGCACCACGTGGATCTCCCGCGGCACGTCCTGCACTTCCCAGGTAAAGTTTACCAGTTTCATATTATCTGATCTCTGTTCCTTGATCTCATTTGCCTGGCTCCATTCTATCCGCTCCCCGCCGTTACCCCGAATTTATATAGTAAATTACTATACTTTTTTCTCATTTTTGCCATTCCACCCTATCCTGCACCCAGATTTACATGAGGTTAAGACATGCAGGATAGAATTTATTCCGCCGCCGTGATGGACTGGTTCCTGACCACCTTAGGCAACGACCCGCAGTTCAAGCAGGTCGAGCCCTATGAAGGCCAGTTCGAGGATGCCTCCGATTTTGTCATCCTTCCCCCCTCCATCTTTATCGCCCTCGACCGCTGCGTCAACAATGCCGAACGGGAAATGGACCTTGACTACTCCGTTTCCCTATATGTATGCACCGCCCACGTGCACGGCACCGATCCCGGCGGCATCCTGGATCTCCTGGATTACCTCATCAATTCTCTGCACGCCCAGCCGGTGCGCATCTTCAATCCCGATACCTATTTCGGCCGCTGTTTCTACTCCGGCTACGAGTGGCTCGGGATCTTCCCCGGCTTTGCCTGCTATAAAATCTCTTTCACAATAAAAGGATAACCTATGCCTTACGCTGACTCCGATACCGTCACCGCCCGCCTCGGCTCCTACGCGGAAGTCCTCCAGGGCGATCTCGAACAGGAAGACCTCGCCACCTTCTACACAACGGCCGACAACCTGATTGATGGCTACCTCGCCGCTGTCGCCACCACGCCCCTGGCCAGCCCCTATCCACCCCTCATCGTAATCTGCGCCAACGCCATCGTCGTCCGCGACCTCTTCGCCGCCCGCATGGCCAAGGACATCCCCCAGCACGTCAAAGATTCCTACGATCACGCCCTCCGCGTCCTCGAACTCTTTGCCAAGGGCACCCTCAAACTCAGCGCGCCCGATCCCGATCAGGCCGCCTATTACGATCTGGTCTTTTCGGCCAATTGCCGCGTCTTCTCGGAGATCCTCTGATGCGCGACCTCCTCAATAGCCTCGGCGTCATCGCCCTCCGCCAGATCAAGGCCCGCATCCGCGGCGGACTGATCCGTCCGTCCACCAATAAAACCGGCACCACCCTGGTCCGTTCGGCCAAACTGATCAACTCCCTCACTTATCGCGTCGAAGGCAATCAGGTCCTGATCGGCACCAACCTCGCCTATGCCCGCATCCAGCATGAGGGCGGCACGATCAGGCCCAAGTCCGCCCGCTTCCTCGCCATTCCCCTCTGTCCCGCTGCCGCCGCCCGCAAACCACGCGATTTTACCGATACCTTCATCGCCAAAGGCGTCATCTTCCAAAAGCAGCCCGGCAAAGCGCCCCTCGCCCTTTACGCGCTCAAACGCTCCGTCACACTCCCCGCCCGGCCCTATCTCTTCCTCGACGAGTCCGACCGCGAACCGCTCCGCGCCCTCGTCATATCCTACTTCCGCACCAAACTTCTCGCAGGAGCCTCCTGATGGCCTACACTCAAGTGATCAAAGACCAATGCCTCAATCTCTTCATCGAAGGCTATTCGATGGAGGAGATCAGCCGGCGCACCAACATCCCCATCAAAACCCTCTATAACTGGAAAAACAATAACGACTGGGCCTCCTATCTCCGCGTGGGCAATATCGAGATCGCCCGCGCCGCCGAACAAGAACTTTATAAACTCGTGAAGAAGATGATCGAAAATGAGTCTATCGGCGATCCCGCCCAGGTCGACAAACTGGTCAAACTCACTAAAGCCCTCGAGCGTATCTCCCCCAATCGCCAAATACTTAACTCACTGTTCCGCATCCTCGAAGGCGTCACGGACTACGTCAACCGCGCCGGCGATGAGGAATTGACAAAAGTTTGGCAAAAACATCTCCGACCGATCGGACAGCACCTCAAACTCGTCTTTTCCCCGGAGGAATAAATGCCAGCCCTCACCGCCCGCGAATACGATCGCAAGATTGACGAACTTATCGCCTCCATCAAAGCCCAGGCGCTGCCCTTCGCCGAGGCGGACCCTCTCTCCATCGCCCGCAGAAGCGCCCGCGCCCTCGCTGATTACGACTTCTTCGCGCGTACCTATTTCCCCCACTACATCACCGCTCCCTCGGCGCCTTTCCACCAGGAAATGCTCGATCTCACGCAGCGCCCCAAAACCATCACCGCCGTCGCCGCGCCCCGTGGACACGGCAAAACCGTCCACCTCGCCATCATCAGGCCACTCTGGCGCATCCTCCAGGGCAGCATCCACTTCTTCGTCGCCGTCGCCGAAAACGAAGACCTGGCCCGCGAACGCACTGCCGCCATCGCCGCCGAACTCGCCTACAACCAACGCCTTCTCATGGACTTCGATCCCTCGCTCCCAGCCGTCTGGGCCGATGAAGATTTTATCGCGCGCAACTCCTGCCGCTGCCTCTCGCTCGGCTACAAACAACCCATCCGCGGAAAATTTTATGGACCCTGGCGGCCTGACTACATCGTGATCGACGACTTCGAATCACACTCCGCCTTCAACCCCCGCATCGCCCGCGCCAAAAAGGACTACGTCCGCCAGGAGGCCTTTGGCGCACTGCCCCACGACGACCGCGGCTCAGTCATCTGGCTCGGCAATCTCACCCACGCCGATTCAGCCCTCAACCTCTTCAAACAGGATTGCGAGGATGAGCCAGACAACCCCCAGATCAATTTCCTGCTTTACAAAGCCATCCTCGAGGACGGAACTCCCCTCTGGCCCCAGGCCTATTCACTCCAGGCGCTGCAAACTATCCGCGACGCCATGGGCTCGATCGGCTTCGAACGTCATTACCTGATGAATCCCATCGTCGAAGGAGTCAAATTCCTCAATGCCTGGCTCCGCACCTGGTCCGATCTCCCCCCGCGTTTTGACGCCATCGTCACCTATTGCGATCCCTCCCTCTCCGGCAAGGCCACCGCAGATTACAAGGCCATCATCACTCTCGGCCTCGCCAATAATCGCTATTACATCCTGGACGCCTGGATCCGCAAAGCCTCCATCAACTCCATGCTGCTGTATCTTTACGATCTCGACCGCCGCTTTGCCACCCGCATCTTCATGGAAGCCAACCTCTGGCAAAAAGTCCTCTGGGAGTTCATCCCGCCCCTCTCCGAATCCCAGGGCTATCTCCTCCCCGTGGCCGGAGTGGAAAACCGCCTCCCCAAAGACCAGCGCATCGAGGCCCTCACCCCACTCTTCGAATGGGGCTG